AAGCCAACTAATCGCCGTGCTTCGAAGAAGTTAGGCGATTTTTCGTGATTTAGTCGGTCGTGGTGGTGCCGGAGCCGCTGTTGGACTTGAACACCGCAATAGCGGAGTAGGGCTTCATCAGCATGCCAGAGCAGCGGGTTTCAATCAGGTACTTGAACTGGTTGTAGTCGATATCGAAGTCGTCGAACATCGTAACCTCGCCGCCCTTATCGGTGCCCACGCCGTAGTCGTTCAGGTTGACCAGAATACCGATCAGCTCGCGGCCCTGGGCGTCGACATAATTCTCCAGCAGCTCGCAGGGAACAATGCTGCGCGCACGGATGGCGGAAGAAACCTGGGTCTCGGTATCGTACAGACGACGGCCGATGGAGTCCTCAACCAGCAGCATGTTGGTCAGCCAGTCTTCAGTGGTATAGAAGGTGGGGCTGCCGCTACCCTTATAGAACTTGCGGGCCTTGATGATCGCCTTGATGGCCTTCTTTGCAGTCTCTTCATCGTCCGCGCCGGGAGCGACATACTGCTTCACGGTGAAGAAATCGACGTCACTGACGATAGGACGAATCTTGTCTTCAAAGATCTTGTCCTCGCTGCTAACAGGACGGCCGTCACCGATCAGGATCGCGCGAGCAAGCTCCTCGTTCAGCATCATGCGCATCTCGGTCTTCACCCAGGCAACCACCTGCGGCTTGGCCAGATCGATCAGATCGTCACGGTCGAACTTCTGCTTCTTGTACACGGTAGTGGGAGAGCTCTCGCGCTTCATCAGGCTGAAGAACTCTTCCTTCTTCAGGTTGCCCTTCAAATAGCCCTTTGCACGAGCCTCATCCTCGGTAATGTTTGCGAAAGTGGTCTTGATACGGGCCCAGGGATACTTCTTTACACCAGCCAGAACCTGGTCAACCCAGGTGGTCTCGCGCTTTACAAACTCGGGCAGGTCGTTCAGCTCATGGGCCTCGGGGAACAGATACTCCAGACCGTTGATACCGTAGCCGGTACCGGGGGCATAATTGCCACTGCCGTCGGGAACCCATGCGGTGGGCACGGTCAGGCCGGTGGTGTCAATCGCGTGGGCCAGAGCGCCGCCCTCCTGCATGTGATGCTCGTAGGACTTGCGCAGAGAGCCATACTTGGGGCCTTCCTTGATCACAGTGTCAATGGCTTCCTGCATCGCGGCATGGGCCAGAACCGCCTCGTTGCCGCTGTTGTTTTCAAACAGATTATGGGACACGTCGTCTTCCTCCTTATTATCCTGATTCTCAAGCGCCTGACCAATCATGAAATAAACCACATTCTTCTGCTTTTCACTCATGGAATCGAAGACATCCTTAACGGTCTCCTCGTCCTCGTGCTTGAGCTCCTTTTTTTCAGTATCGGTAGCCATGTCAGGCTCCTCCTTTTCGTCTTCCTCGGACTCTTTCTTTTCATCCTTATCGGTTTTATCATCCTCGGTTTCTTTCTCTTTCTTCTCTTCTTTCTTGTCATCTTCATCGTCATCGTCAGAATGCTCGATCACGATATTTTCACCGTTGAAGAGAAGCGCCTCGAAGTCGTCGCAATCCTCATCGTAGCTATGTTCAAAGGAAAGCTCCTCAATTCGGGCACCCGGATTCGCGCCGGCAAGACACAGACTGACCTCGCGGATCATGCCGTGAATCACATCCCCGCCCTTCTGAACGAGGTTGTTGGCATAAATGGAAAGGGCCCTCACGTCGCCATGTTTGACAAGCTCCTTTGCGTTCTTGCCAGACGGGGTTTCGTTGAAGGACCCGTAAGTGTAAACGCCGTCTTCCCGATTCTCCAGGATCGCATGGCCCAGCACCTTACCGGGGTCGTCATGCTTGTGCGCCCAGACCAGCGGCACTTTCATGCCGTCACAGTCTATAAAGGCATCCTTTCGAATCGTTCGACCGTCCGCACACTTCAGATTGTTTTTAGTGGCGTAACCACCAAAGTCGAACTTAGGCATTTTTGTTTACCTCCAAATATTGGGCTTAGGCAGTGTTCGGCGATTCAAGCAGGCGGTTCAATTTAGAAATCGGTATCTGCGCTATTGTGTCTTCAGATAGCTGTTTTTCTTCTTTTTCACTGCCATTTTGAATTGCCGGTACAGCGCCTTCGCTAGTGTCATCTTGATTGAGTCTGCGGTTTCTAAGTTCATCGGCCTTTGGATCGTCAGAGGGCTTGAAACCGATGACAGAACGAACCTCATTCGGCGTAAGCACTTCATTGCCAACGAACTTCTCAGCGATATCGGCAATCTTGCTCGCGGGAACGAGTTTGAACGGCTCGGACGAGTAAATGATCGAATGACCCTGCGTCCTGGCCGTCTTAGTAAGAAACTTGCGCTTCATCTCTTCTACAATTGCAGAAAGAATCGGCTCAACGGTTCTTGTCGTATAATTGATCATGGCGTCTTCGCTGGCAGTACCGTTCAGTATCTCCGGCGTGACGCCCAACTGAGAATAGAGCATATTCATCAGATACTCGATCTGATTGAGAAGGTTATTTTCCACAGGCCGATTGAGCTGCGTGATTTTCTCAGTGGCATCCATATAGGCGATGCCGTACTTGGAGCCAACCAGCTGCATCTCAATATCCTTGCGCCTTTCATCCGCCTGTTTTTTACGGGTCGGGGATTTAACTGTATATGGAAGCTGAATAATAAGATCCAGTCTTCCGGAATTGGTCTGTTCGTCCACGGCATCGAGAATGTTTAATTTTCGAATCAATCGCTGAAGCGTGGAGTTCGGCTCGTTCATAACCATGTAAAATGGATTTTGAACAATCGCGGCCAAGTGTTTTGAAACCTCAATCTCTTCCTTCTGACCGGTCTGCTCGTTGTAAATGGATACGACGACAGACTGAGGCCGCCATTGCACGATCTTGGCGATTCGCATAGACATAATGTCATACGAGGTGGATTTTGACGGATCGACACTGGTGTCCGTTGGTACGATTGCCACGCAACCATCGTCAAACAAAGAAAGAACCGCGTCCTGTATAAAGGCGCGGCTTGTCTGGTCGATATTCGGTTCCAATGTCAAACAATTGTTAAGACTGTCGTTTACCCTTTCCTTGTATCGCCCGTTCTCCAAATCGAGTTTTACATGCTCTATTCTATTGCTAGCGACATCCATCGCGATTCGATTGTATATCGCCGTAATCAGGGACCGATCGTTACCAACCCGCAGCCTGATCTGATCCGGCCTGTAATAACTCGCAGGCCCAGTATAACCCGAAGGACGATCCCGCCCCCTGAATGCGTTCCAGCTGTGCTGAAGACGCTCAAAAAATGTTGGCATAGTTTATCACCACATTTGACAGATTACGGCCATTCGCCGAGAGGGACTTCGACTTTTTCAGACGCGGCCGTACAGAACTGCATACCGGTGGAATCATTCTCAAAGATTTCCCGCGCGATGTCCTCAGCCAGGCCCGTCCAGTTGCCGTTGTAATCGCCAAGATTGTCGTCGAAGAATTGCACGACCTCCGGCTTGAAGCGGACATAGCCGTGAGAAACACCGTCCGGAAATACGCGATTCTTGACATCCTCTATAATCGGGTTACCCTCAAAGATCGTCTCATAAAGCTCAACGCCAGGATTAACGCCGTTGTTCTCTTCGTCATACAATGCGATCTTTACGATGATATTACCAAACTGCTTGTAAGTTGCAACGACGCGGTCAAGTGCTGCGAACTTTTTATGGTTGCGAACCTCAATGTTGAGAACGTAATCCGCCTCGCCGTCCTCGTCCGCAATCAGATCGTTGACGATAATGTCCGGATCGCCGCCAAACAGCGCCTGAATCTTCTTCTGAAAACTGTACCACGGCGCTTCAATGTGCATTTTTACCATTTTGATTTCCTCCTATTTTTATCTTTAACACGTTATCCAAATAATTTTTACCTTTAATTGATACCTCTCGAATATGGATTGGATCGGCTATAGAACTGCTTACCGATGAAGTGGAACGTAATGCCCCGACTTCAGAGTCAACTTCGCCAAGTAAATATCCGCTCAAAAGCTCGTGGACTGTACTGCTTCCTAATTTAGATAATAATTTCCCATGCGAGCCTAAATCAGAAATCTTGGATGCCAATAATGCATTTCCAGGTCCGGTTTCTTCGCCGTCCGATTTACTTTTCGAACCACCGTGCCCTGAACTCTTCTTTTTGCTGCTACTTTTCTTTCTCTTACTACCTGACGAACTGCTCTGTTGCGCTGTTGAACTGTCGTCTAATGACACTTCTGACGCGGCTTGGGACGAAACGGCAGAAGCAGAAGAAGAAGCTTTTGATTTTGCCACTTCCTTGTCCAAGATCTCCTTTGTTTTAGAGTCAAACAAACCGTCCTCACTTAACCCGTGATCCTTCTTAAACTTATTTACGGCAGCAAGAGTCTCAGAACCAAACTTTCCGTCTGCACCGTAACGTTTTAGCATCGGCGCATAGCCAGCTGCTTTTAAAGCTTTCTGCATAGCCAATACTTCTTCTCCGCTTGCGCCTTTCTGAAGAACACCGACGCCATAATGCTTACGTCCGAGGCTAGTCAGAGTGCCATCCTCATTTTGATAACGGCGCACTCCCTTCTGTTGACCTTTTACGCCATGATGCCAAAGTTCATCCGTTATTGGAAAACCAGCTATATAATAGGTATTCGTTCGTCTCACCACCGTTCTATTCAAAGTCTCTATGACGTTATAGAACTATAAATTCCACCGTTTTTTCATACGATTCAAATTTAATAATTTATAACGATTCCCAGATGACGCCACTTGCTTCATTAAATATATCAAGTCTTCCTTATCTATTTTCCTCGAATCTACTGCCTTCAAATTTTTGTCTCTATCAAATACGATCAACGCAGTTGTTTCTCCAAAATTTGAATCGTATTCATCTATAACAGCGTTATATCCTTGCTTTCTCAAAATATTAAAGAACTCTTTTCTGTTCATCGCATCGTCCATAAGTGTTGAAAGAAAAGCTACATAAGCACCGTCTCTTGCTTCTCTAATAGTCCAATTTTTAAAGTCGTTTATAAAATCCTCCGCATTGTATTCTTTGCCATATTGCTTCTGAACACTTTTTGAT